CTCTCACTTCTTCTGCAACTAGTGCATTAGGTAGTGTAATTAAAAGCACAATAGCAGCATTACCGGCATCAATTAAAAATATAGTTAAAGGTGGAATGGGTACAGCCACAAAATTAGGTACAAAAGCATTAGATGCTTTAAGAGGAACTGGAAAATACGCATTTAAAGCAGCAAAAACTGTTGGAACGACAGTTGCTTCTCTCGGTGCTGTTAATACCACAACAGCACGTACCACGGGCTCGTCCACGGGCAACAAAAACCCAAAAATTGATCCCAAAAAAATGGCAAAACTTGTAGAAAGGTTTCCAAATTTAGGAAAACTTACAAAATATTTAGGTAAAGTTCCAGTACTAGGTAAACTTATAACAGGTGGTTTATTGATCAATATCTTAATGAAGGGTGGAAAACCAGCAGATATGGCTGGAGATATTGGTGGTCTGTTTGGTGCAGTCGGTGGAGCTGCTCTTGGTGGAACTCTTGCTGGTGCGTTAGGTTTAGCAGGGGGGCCTCTGGCAGTGATAACAGGTTTGGCTGGTGCAATTGGTGGAGGATTTGCAGGCGATGCTCTTGGTAGAGCTCTGGGACAATTTATCGTAGGAATAAATCCAATTGATGCATTTGGTTGGCCATTTAATTGGGTTGATGATCTACTAAATGGTGGTATGGCAATGATGGGCGCAGGCGGTGGATCTGTGTCAGATATGGTTTCAGCCAATGTTTCAGCTGAAGAAATGAAGTTTGGGGGTGGCCATCCCGATGCAGGAATCGGTATGAGTGGTGGTCTTAGTGGTGGTAAAACTATGTCACTTAATGGCAGTATGAGTTCGGGTGGTAGTGCGGCCTTTACTGGAAAAGGCAATAATGCTAAAGGTTATAGTGCTACAATAGGGAGTAACCCATATGCACAAACTATTAATATTAAAGAAGGAGATGTTATTACAACAAATAACAGCGGTACAACAATTACAGCAATTGGTCATCCCGATCAACAGCTTAGTAATGCTTCAATGTAAAAAGGGGGAGTAAAATACTCCCCCCTTTCTTTTTTTGTTTATAAGAACTTATCCATTATTCGCAAGTTTTTCAAAATATGACATAGTATCATCTTCTTCTGCAGCAACAATAGGTGCTTCTACAGGAGTAGTATCAACTACTGGACTTGCAATAGGTCTTTCTTCTGTCATACTATTTGCAATATTACCTACTGAAATTGTACCAGAAAGAACTGCATCAAGACGAGCTTTCAATTCTTCATAAGATTTGAAGTTTGAAGCAGCAGTCTTCTCTGCAAGAGGATATGCTTTTCCCCATACTTCTTCCATTTGTTCATCATTATCAAATAGTGCAGTCGGTGAATCAAACTCTGATTTATCATAGTTCCAATAACCATCAACTTTACGAATTTTCAGTTTGAAGTTTGCACCTTCCCAAAAATCAAATGGATTGATAGGGGATTCATCTTCAAATTCTGGTTGCATCGCAGCCATCAATTTATCAAAGATTTTCTTTCCAAAACGAAACAAGAATACTTTACCTTCATTCTCAGGGTGTTTGCTATCGCTCACCACATAGATATTTGAGAAGTATTGTAATTTTCTTTTCTGTTTACGGGCGATCTCTTTGTCAGACTCTATACCAGTATTCCAGTATGAAGAGTTCATTTCAGACACAGGGTCTTTCTGTCCAATTGTAGTAAGAGAGTTTTCAATATACCATTGACCAGTAGGGCCTTGGAACGCATGATTCCAAACCTTTGCCCAAGGCATATCTTCTCCCTCAACTGCTGGAAGAAATCTAATGACTGCAAAGCCATTACCAGATTTATCAAGTTCTGGTTTCCAAAGACGTTCATCTTTGTAAGATTTTTTATCCTGTGGAGCATTTTCTTCTTTGACTGCACCTAATAGTTTATCAAGTGAATTAGTTCTTTTTAACGTATCTATTGACATTTAAGTCTCCTTATGTTAACGTATGTACTTGTGTAGTTCTTCGTATGTTAAATCTGTACCAACCCGATGGAACTTAACATTGGGGAAATCCCTTTGTACCATTCTAAATTGATTGTTCCAGTTCACAGGGTTAAACCCCCTGTTGTTTTCGGGCAGATAATTACTACTGCCCTTATATACATTATTTATGGGTTTGTTATAATCGTTTCCGTCAAACCCTAACATATATATCTCTTCTGCACCATACTTGCAAGCAAGGTATAGTGCTGTATTTCCAGCAGACCAATCTTTGGGATAATCAATATTGATTACTTTATCATTGTATTCATCAACCCATGTGATATATAGTCCAACATCCTTTTCAGCTTTCCTTCTCAGGTCTTCCACATCTAAATCTGGATTTTGTTGTATTGCTTCTTTTATATTTGCTTCAACTGTTTCTTTCGTTTTACCTTGCACCACACAAGAACTTCTGCCTCGTTTTGGTGTTTGGTATATAGGATCATTCCAGTTCATCATTAATGACTCTGGCCCGAACTCTGGTGGTAAGACTTCCCAATCAGAAAACCAACACTTATGTGTAAGTGGATAGTCTGATTCATATATCTCTTGTTGCATAGGATAGTCTATTGAGACAAGATTGTCAAGGGCAAAATCACGATAAATTGCATTACAACCCCAAGTGATAAATTTGTCACTATCTATCGGTTGTCTTGGTCTTGACTCTCCATTACCATATACTATGTGTTTATTCAACTCTTAGTGCTTCCCAAGAAACAGGAAACAATTCTTTTGCTTTTAAATCAATCATCTCTGCAATCAATTGTGTTTCCCATTGTGTATCTGGTTTACATCTCAGATTACACACACGAGCAAAAGCCATCAATGTACCACTCCAATACCATTCAGTATATAAGTTCTGTGGTAATACCATACGAGCCATCTCTGGTGCAACATTTGCTTTCAATAGATTGTTGTATGTTTCCTTTACATACTCCATTGTACTACTGATACTATATTCAATGTATTCATCCCAAGAAGAACCTTGTTTCTTATCTTCTGCCTTTAGTCTCCAGTTTTTTGGAATATAAAACTCTGGTTCAGTGTCAACATAACGTCTACTGACTTCGTTCCAGACTAATCCTACTTGATGCTTGACAAGTTGTCGTGCAACAAATATTGGAGCTTTGATTCTAAATTGCATGGAAGCATGACCAAAGGGACTCCAATGGTCATGCTTAGCTAAGTAAGATATAAGTTTTTTGTCAGAGTCCTTTAAAATACTTTTGCCTGTACTGTGATCAATTTTACCAGAGTACGAACTTTCTTTATCAAAGGATACACGGGCAGCGTTTACAACAGATAAGTCGCTGCCCATATGATCAATGAGTTGTACGTTCATTGTACCTCTTTTTTTGATCTGGCGCTCTACGAGTGGGACGATACCCCTTAGGCCACTCTGGTGTCCTAGATGCAAGTTTCTTACATCTTTCCCTAAGCTCCTCATTGTGCTTAGTTAACTCTGCACAATCGTATTCAAGTTCTTTGATACGATTTTTGAACGTCAAAGATTCTAAAGCATCCCATGTTGCATTTTTTTCTTTTTCAGTAGACATAAACTTTTTACTCCTTATATAGTTTATTATGTTATAGTGTACATGATTCTTGAAGCAATGTCAAGAACTAAATTGGCAATTGTGCTTGTCTTTCAAGATAATTTAGTTCTCTTGCATTGGCCTCAATCTTCTCTTTAAGACCTTTAGTGATAAGTCTACCAACTGTATCTGGCTCTATATTATTAACAAAACAATAATCTAACACAGCGTCCATGTGTGATATTTTTTTATCTTTTGCTATATGTTCTATGTTTAGAGAGAATTTCTTAGCAGTTTGTACCGTTTCGCTATTTAAATTAGTATCATTACTATTCATAATTTATGTCCTATATAAGTTTAAAAAAAGTGATGGGATTCTGTTTCCACGTTCCCATCGGACGCATCAGCATTATGCCGCTAGGGCGTAACCTGTAGGTGCAAAGTTATCGTTTGCGTTTGTAGTGTTTGACCAATTACGCAGTCACCCGATAGTTCTACTCGCCTCTATACTTGTCAGTCGATCCTAGTTCGCCCCCATCATAATTACTTGCCTAGATATTTTACTCTATCTTTTTCTTTTTGTTCAATCCAGTTTTTAATCCAAATTTTGATAAAGTTAAACATATATTT